TCAAGCAGAAACCTGGTCCAGGCATGTCGATCTCAACACACTCAGCAATTTGAGTTACATCAACTGGTACACCAGATGTCTCATGCCCAGTAAAAATACAGACTTCTTGATCAAAATTAAAACGATAATTCCTTAATTTCTTTGATTTATCACAAAGTTCTGCAGCCACGACTTGAACTGAGTTTTCTTCTGTCCATCGATTAAAATCACCTGGTGACTTATGCTGAACAAGATTGATAAAGTCACAAGTGGACCCTGACAGTCTGCGAAGATCTGCTCTTGAAGGGATGGACCCAACTACGTGCACATCTTTTACACCAAAGCAGACTGCAGATCTAATTAAAAAAGCTAGATTGCCATCATGCATAAAGTTGACGCAGCCAATAGAAATAGGAAGAAACTGTGCGGTCTTCATTTTCTCTTTGTATCTTTGTCGCCTTGTCTTTTTTCTATGTGAAAGAAAGTTTTTCTGTACAATCTTTTTATAGTTAGACTTTGCTAACATTGCTTGTTCTCCTACCCTTATTATAGTAGGAAATTATAATATTTGCACTTAATTTATTTATTAAGACGCTCAGTGTATCTGTCTATCCATGTTTTAACAAGTTCTTCTTTGTTTATAAACTTTTTTGATTGTGTTACTTCTGAAACACTGGTTTCAAAAGCTTTCATTATAACTTCTTTTGGATAAAGGTCGTCTTCTATGTCATGTGCAGACATAAAATTGTCTGCCTCATAAAAGCGCTCAAAAAGACCTTCATAAGCAGCAATTTTCTTTTCAGGAGAAAGATACCTGTTGATTATTCTCAGCAAGCCTAAATAAGAAGCTATATCACGAACGTCTTCGACTGTTGGCCTGTTTTCAAATATTGCTTCAAAGACATCTTCTGCTTTTCTGAACTTTTTCTCTCTATCATTAAACTTAAAATAACGATAAACATCTTTTCCTTTAACTTTATAAGGTTCAAGTTCGTACCTTGTGGAAAGACCTCGACCCATTGAAAAGGTCATCAAGCTGGTAAATGTTTTAAAATAGCTATCAAGCTTGAAATCATCAACAGTGGGCGAGTGAACTATAAAACTTACAAGAAGTGAAACTGTTTGGTTTTGCGCTAATCCTTCTTTATTTAAAATTTCATTGAGCATGTCAATTCTATTATTGTCTAGACTGTTTACAAATCTTTCGATCTCTTCTGGTGACACTTTTTTCATAAAAGACTTAGGAATTTTTGATACCTGGGTATAAGAAGCAAGCCCTTTTAAATCTAGAGGTACAATTCCTGGTTCACCGATTCTAATGTTAGCTATTTTTGGCAAACTTACTTGAAGCCTAACCTTATCTTGTTTGCTTGTTGTCGTAGCTAATAAAGCAGAACCCCATGGAATTGTTTGTATTCTTGAGCCTAACGATGCCAAGAGTAGTTTATGCCCAATCCCTTTAATGCCGGCAGTTATATCTTCCCATGTACTTCCTCTAAGAAACTTTTCTTCTTCAGCAGGCCGACCTGTTTTGTCAAAAGGCACAAAAACAAAATCTACTTGAAAGAGAAATGACCTGCCTCCTAAGCTATATTCAAAAATTCCATTGATCTGTTCTTCTTTAATCTGTCTTTCTGTCAACTTGTTATGGCCTACAAATTTAACTGTAGGTGAAAGCTGTCTACCTCTCATGTCGTTTAAAAGCTGATAAAGAGTAGGTATCTTATCTTTTGGCACAAGAAGATCTACATCACCTGTCTTTTTTTTGTGCTTGACATACTCATCATCATTAATTTGATTTCTGGGCGCGAATAAAAATTCTGACGAGCCCATAAACACATAACCTGTATCTAAGATTTCATCTCTTACATCAGACTGATATAGTTCTAAGTTAAAAGTATTTCTATGTTCGTCATCAATTTTTCTAATGGCATCTTTTACGTCTTGAGTAAAATTAGCTCTAGAGACTTTTTCGTCAAATACAATAGGCTTTGCTTGAGCCGGCTGGCCATTCCACATAACACTTTCAGCAGTGCCATCCCTACCGTAAACAACGGCAGTCGCATTGCCACCTTCGATCACTAAAGAATCTTTAGAAATAAATCTTTTCCAATCTGATAGTAAGTCTTTCATTAACATTTAGCACTCCTAGTTTGTAAATAGGATTTTTCTTTACTTTTTACAGACTTTGTCATACTCTTCTTCAAGAAGATATATTTCTTTCATGATATTCCCGTACTCTCTTAATTTTCCGTTTCGCTGGAGTTCAACAGAAATTTTGTATTTTCTTTCTATTTCTGCTAAAATTTTCTTTTTGGGATCCCTTCTAAAGAGAGACTTTAAAAACTCAATCATTCTTCGTTCTCCTTTCTTAAAAAGACACTAACTTCATCTCTAAAGACAGAATCTGATAGTCCCCAGGCATATGCAATTGATTGAATGTTGTTAGGCAAAGAGTCAAAGACGATGCGAAGCTTATCACTACTTAAAGACTGGCCGTTCACCTCATAGACACAATCACAAAATGAGTGCCACTCGCTAGGATCATTAAACATTTCATCAATAGTATTTGTTAGATTCATTCTTCGTTCTCCTTATCTCGACACTTGCCGCAAATGGCGTAATCGTCATCAAACTCATTGATGCTGAAAACAGAACTACAATAAAAGCATTTAATGTAGTTCTCGTTTAGATAATCTTTTGTTATTCTAAGTGATTCAAAAAGATTCTTTCTGAAATAAACAATGTCTTTATCTTCTTGCTCTTGCGAAAACTCGCGAGGTTTAACTTCTCTTGGGGGAATGTAGAAGTCTTCATCAATAGAAAGTGGGTTGTACTTTTCTAAGTTGTCTAAGTTATACAACCCAACAAACCCGTCAACAAACTCTACATACACCTGCGTTGGAGTGAGAGGCTCACCGCAAAATTCTTCCATAACTTCTGTAACAGTTCCACACTGCCCCATGTAGTCTTCGCTTCTGGTTTCATTATTCCAGCGAGCACGAAGTTTTACCTCGCAAGGAAGAACTATTGCTAAATCACCGACTTTCATTCTTCGTTCTCTCAATAAGTTTAAAATAATACTCATTCCATTCTTCTCTGATCTTTTCTAGTCCGCCATTATTTTTCACAAGATGCTCAGAAAACCTTTC